CAGAACTACCGGGTACAGAAGGCGACATGACGATCCCGCCGGACCCGTACGCGGAGATTCGGTCGAAGCCGGAGATCAAGCGCAAGACCCGTCACAAGGTTCGATGCGCGAACTGTTCCCGGCTCCTCGCCGAGATCGTCACCGCACCGTGGCTCATCAAGTGCTCACGCTGTAAGGCGGATAATCAGTCTGACCCCGGCGAGGGTTAGAGATTCCACGGCGACCAGCCGGAGTTGTGCCAGATCGCGAGCGCGGCACGGAGGTTCGTCTCCGCGTCGAACAGTTCGTCGCACTCGTCGAGAACCCCCTGAGTTTGGAGCCAGCCATCCGGCCAATAGGTCGACGGTCGGCACCAGAACCGGTTGATCTGGACGAGCCCGTTCGAGCCGCCCATCGGATCGTCCGGGTTGTGCTGATCGGGTCGGCACCTCGACTCGCGGTACACGGCGTAAGACAGTTTCGGGAGTTCCTCCTCCGGCCAGCCGATCTCGACGGCGAGCGGCATCCATTCGTCGCATCGCCAGTCCGGAGCGCTGGCCCGATGAGATGGCAACTCGGTCGCGCGGAACGCGGGCTGTGAGGGCCGTGGCTGAGGATCAGGATGGGTCCACGGTCTCGGCTCGGGTGACGCCGGAACGGTCCACACAGGGACTTCTAGCGCCGTCTCCGGGGAGGCGAACACCTCCGGGTCGGAGGGTGGTACGTCGTGCGGGGCGGAGGCTTCGGTACTTGTGGGAGATACCTGAAAGGAGGCTCCAGCCCCGCACGACGAGAACAGGATAGCGGCGGCAACAGCCGCGAGACACGCGCGCACGGATTCGTATGTTACAGGACTGTAACTGTCAGACGTCGTCGGCCCAGTTCGCGGACGAGTTCCCGTCGAGATACTGCGCCGCTTGCCGGTAGGTGTCGCACTCCTCGATGAGTCGCTCGATCTCACGGGCGGCTTCTTCGAGGAGGGTGGCGATCGAGTAGTCGACGCCGCGACGGTTCGTCCTGAGTCGTTCGAGGATCGTGGTCATAGTCGCTCCCGACGGAAGTGTAGTTCATCAGTATCCGTTCTGTCGTAGGTTACTGGAACGATCCGGGGAGGACTGTCCACGTTCCGGGAGGCCACGAGTCGTGAGGCCAGCGGCGGAAGGCGAGATGGACCTGTCCGTCGGCGTACACCTCGATCAGCACCTCGCCGTCCGGGAGTCGAGCGTCGATCGACCGGGCGTCGACCTTCGTCGAGAACCCCGGGACCGGTGTCGGCTCGTCGAGTGTCGTGTCGCCGGGCATCAGCGGCCTGCCTTCCCGCTCGCGTGGAGCGCGAGGGCGAGGGCGACGCCCGCGATGCTGATGGTCTGAAGTAGGTCGATCATCGTCCGTTCCTTCCGGTGAGTTTGTCGACGAGGGCGGCGAGTAGGAACGCGCCGATCAGAATCCCCGCGAGTGTGAGAACGATCTTCCAGTCGCCGCTCGTCATGCCGCGACCTTCGAGATGTTGATCGGGTCGAGCCGGACCAGCGAGTGCGGGCTCACCGCGTCGTGGTACTCCCAGCACCGGAGGTCGTCCGGGTAGAACGCGGCGGCGTGGTCGTGGCTCTCGTCGAGCCGGTCGGCGTCGAGCGCCTCGATGTGGACCGCGAACACGACGACCTCGTCGTGACGGATCACGTTCGGGACCTCGACCGGACCGTCAGAGGTGTCGACGGTCATCATGCCGACGAACTCGCCGCCTCGCATCGCGAGGAACGCGGCGGCATAGCCGGGCGTGTTCGCGAAGTAGGTGCCGCGGGTCAGTCCCTCCCGGGTGATCGTGTCGGCCCGGGTCGGCCATGTCGCGTGGTACAGGACCTCGGTCATTTCAGTCATCCTCCTTCCGGAGCGTGTCGAGCGCTCGCTTCTTGTCGTGGATCGTGCGGACGGTGTCCGGACGGAACGTCCGCATCCCGCCGTTCGGGATCGTGCCGTTCGAGGCGATCGGGCCCCAGCCGGTGAGTTCACCGTTCGGGCGGATCGCCTTCAGGCGGAACCTGCCGACGCCGGGGACGGTGAACTCGTCACCGACCTCGATGTGGCGTCCGTCGGGGAGGGCGGTCGCGACCTCCCAGTCGGCGAGCGGGGAGTTGCCTCCCCGACGCCGGACCAGCGTCTCGCGGCTCACGACGCCGCCTTCATCATCTCGGTCAACCGGAGGGCGATGTGATCGGCGATCTCGTCGTCGCTGACGGTGAAACCGCGCGAGTGCGCCCAGAGCCGACGCTCGCTGGCCATCTTGTTGATGAGGTCGTGGAGCGAGTGGTCGCGCCTGACCTTATCCATGTGGTTCTTCATGGGAACTCCCTTCTCGTTGATCTCTCCCACGGGTAAGACCTTACCGGACCGGTACAGCGATGTCAACCCCTAATCCCCGAAATGTCGAATACGCCAGGAGATGTTGGCGCTACAACGGGACGAACCCCCGCAGGCGTACCATCTCTGCTCAGTAGTGCGCTCGTCGCCGCAGGTGTCCACCGTGACCGTCAGTCGCTCACGACTCCTGCGCCTACCCATCGAGGAGACAGGACCGGATGAAGTTCAGAGTGACAGGCGGACCCGAGGGCGATCGAGGGATCGACTCTGGCGGTCGCCGTTACGAGCCGGGCGACATTATCGAGATGACTCAGGCGAAAGCCCAATGGCTGATCGACAAGGGACTCCTCGAAGCCGAGAACGGCAAGAGCGTCAAGTCCGCACCGGCACCCCAGCCGGAACCCGCACCCGAGCCCGACGTCGACGACGACATCCTCGATGACCTCGACGACGACGACCTCGACGACTTCGATGAGGAGATCGACTGATGCCCACGTTCGTTCACGGTAAGGGAACCGAGGTCCTGCTCGATGAGTTCGACCTGTCGTCCTACTTCAACTCGGTCGACACCTCGCGGTCGACTGACACCGCGGAGACCACCGCGTTCGGCTCGTCGTCGAAGTCGTACATTGTCGGACTGACCGACGGCACCCTCTCCCTCTCCGGGATGTTCGCGCAGGACACCGACGGCTCCGACGAGGAACTGTCCGCGATCCTCGGCGCGACCACGACCCCGGTCATCACCGTGAACCTCGAATCAGGGACGATCGGCAACCGGGCGGTCGTCGCGAAGGCCCATCAGACGTCGTACGCGATCTCGTCGCCAGTAGCGGACATCGTGACGGTGACCGCCGACTTCAACGCTTCGACCGACGGCACCGCGAACCTCACCTACTCGATTCAGTCCGGCGTCCAGTTGACCACCGGCGCGTCGATCGCGTTCGGGTCGCTCGGCGACCTCGCCTCGGTCGACAACACGGCGTCAAGCGCGAACGGCGGCATGGCGAACCTTCATGTCGTCGCGAACACCCTCGACGCGGCAGTCACGATCAAGGTTCAGGACTCGGCGGACGATGCGACGTTCGCCGACCTGACCTCATTCACCTCAGTCTCGTCCGCCACTAAGACGGTCGAGCAGAAGGCGGTCACCGGCACGGTCGACCGTTACCTGCGGGCAACCGCATCGAGTTCCGCGACCAGCGGTGCCATCACGTTCCACGTAGCGTTCGCCCGCTACTGATCCCACAGGAGAGTAGAAATGCCCACTTTCGTTCATGGCAAGTCGACCCACTTCGAGATCGACGACACCGGCGGCACGAGCCGCGACATCAGCGACACGCTGACCTCAGTTGATTTCCCGGAGACGATCGACACCGCCGAGACGACTGCCTTCGGTTCGACCTCGAAGTCGTACATCGTCGGTCTCCGTGACGCCACGATCTCGGTGTCCGGCATCTGGGACGCAACCGTCGACGGCTACTTCATCGGCACCGAGCCCGCGAGCCGTACCTTCATCTACGGCCCGGCTGGTGACACCGGCGGCAACGTCAAGTACACGGGTGAGGCGATCCTGACGTCGTTCTCGATCTCGAACCCGGTCGGCGACGTCGTCACCTACTCGGCTGACTTTCAGGTCACCGGTGACGTCACCCGCACCACGTTCTGATCTAACCCAACAACTGAAGGAGAGTGACCAGAGTGTCCATCAAAGACAAGATCAGGCAAGCAGGCGACCTCGAACGTGAGGTCGTCGACATCCCCGAGTGGGGCGTCACCGTCGAGATTCGATCCATGTCGGCGCGTCAGCGTGCGCTCATGGCGAACTACACCGAACTCGATGACCAGTCGAACTCGGATCGGCAGGAGGCTCTGTGGGGCTTCCTGTTGACGGCGTGCGTGTTCGACCCGGAGACCGGCGAGCCGGTGTTCGACGACGACGACCTCGACTGGCTGTTCACCGACAAGTCGTTCGCTGTGATCGACCGTCTCACCACTCGATGCCTGACGGTGTCGTCGGTGCTGAAGGACTCGGTGGACATCGCGGGAAAGTCCTCCTCGGCTACCCCGGACGAGACGGAGTAGCACACCCTGAGCGTCGTTTCTACTTCCAACTCGCCCGCGAACTCGGGATGACGGTCGGTGAACTCTCGGACCGGATGTCGAGCGCGGAGATGGCGGAGTGGATGGCGCTCTACAAGATCGAGGCATCAGAACGTGAACACAGTCGGCAGGTAGCAGAGCAACGCTCGAAACGGAAACGGTAAGCAGGAATGGCATCAGAAGCGATCGTCGCGAGACTGAAGGCGGTCCTCTCTGGTGACTCGTCTCAACTCCGAGCCGATCTCGGAAAAGCCGAACGGTCGCTGAAAAAGTTCGGTGACAACGCGACCAAGACCGGTCGCTCACTCACGACGAAAGTCACCCTGCCGATGGTGGGGCTCGGAGCGGCGGCGGTCAAGACTGCCGCCGACTTCGAGTCCTCGATGACGAAGATCACCGCGCTCGTCGGTGTCGCGAAGGACGAGGTCGACACGATGTCGGTCGCCGTCCGGAGCATGGCGACCCAGTTCGGCAAGTCGGCGAATGAGGCGGCGGACGCGCTGTTCTACATCACCTCGGCTGGCCTGCGCGGCTCGACCGCGACGGACACGCTGGCCGCGTCGCTGAAGGCGTCGGCGATCGGACTCGGTGACACGGCGACGATCGCAGACCTCGCGACGTCGGCGCTCAACGCCTACGGCGCGGATGTGCTGTCGGCGTCGCAGGCGACCGACGTAATGACGGCGACGATCCGCGAAGGCAAGTTGGAAACGACCGAACTCGCCGGGTCAATGGGTCGGGTCCTGCCGCTCGCCTCGGCGATGGGTGTCAACTTCAATGAGGTCGGCGCGGCGTTCGCCGCCCTGTCCCGTACCGGCACTAACGCGGCGGAGGCCGCGACACAGATTCGCGGCATCCTCTCATCGCTGTTGCGTCCGACGAAACAGGCGGAGGAAGCGCTCACCGAGATGGGTCTCTCCTCGGAGGGGCTACGCCGACAGATGCGCGAGGAAGGTCTCCTCGCAACCCTGAAACGACTCTCCGAGGAGTTCGCCGGAAATGAGGCGGCGGCGGCATCGGTGTTCGGCAACATCCGCGCCCTGTCCGGCGTCCTCGACCTCATGGGCGCGAACGTCGCGACAACCGAAGCGATCTTCGCGAGCATGACCGACACGACCGGCGCGGTCGACGAGGCGTTCGACGCGGTGTCGCAGACGGCGGCGTTCCAGTTCCAGCAGGCGATGGCCGAGATGAAGGAGACGCTCCTCGCGCTCGGGCAGGACCTACTGCCGCTCGTGAAGGATGCGCTCGAACTGGTCTCTGACAGCATCCGTGGGGTCACCGATTTCTTCCGAGGAATGGACGAGGACACTCAGCACGCGGTGAAGGCTCTCGCCGGTGTAGTTGCGATCGCCGGGCCGGTCGCGCTCGGGGTCGGCATGATCTCGAAGGCGCTTCTCGCGCTGAAAGCAACTAACCCGTGGATTCTCGGTATCACCGCCGCGCTGACCGGTCTCGGTGTCATCCTCGGCGATCACATGGCCGAGGCTCGTGAGGCGAAGGAGCGGCAGGACGATCTGACGGAGGCGTTTCAGCGGGCGAACGACCCGGCATTCGGACTGGTCGAGCGTTTCGAGGAACTGACCGGGGCGATCGCCGCCTACAAGCAGGAGATGGCTGGCGCTGGCGATGAGACGGAAGCGTTCATCGGGCAGGCGGAGTTACAGGGCGCACTTCGCGCGGAGGGTCTGCTCGGTCCGGTCACCGAGGCCGGGATCGACCTGAGCAACCTGTCAGCGGAGGCGTTCGCCGGATTCGAGGGCTTCACCGACAGGAACTTCCTCCAGAAAACCCTCGGCTTTCTAGGGAACGTCTACAAGGGCTCCGACGCGGCTATGGACATTGGCGCACAGTCGGCGCGCGACTTCCTCGAAGCGATCACCGACGCTGGCGGTGCTTCCGCTCACGCCGCGCGAATGATGCTTCATCTCGCCGATAGCGGCCAGATCAGCGAGCGGCAGTTGGAGAGTTTGACCGAGGTCGTGTCGAAGCACTCCGATGCTTATGGCGACGCGATGTCGGCGAATGAGCAGGCAGTCAAGGACTTCTTAGAGACCGGCGACGCGCTAGAAGCGTTCCTCGACACGCCGTTGTATGGCCGCGCGGTCAAGGTGCTCGGACAGTTCGAGGAAGGGAAACTGTCGGCGGTCGAGGCGCAACAGCAACTGAACCGCATCCTCGAAGTCGAGGCCGTCCAACTCGCGGAGAATGAGGCGCGGATGGCCGCGTACAACCGCGCTCAGGAGGATGTCGCCGACTCGACCGTTCTGGCGGCGAGCAGTCAGGACGCCTTCATCATGGCGCTAGCGGAGGCGGAGGCTTTCATCGGTCACGACATCAGCCGGGTACAGGAACTTGTCCATGAACTGGGCATCCTCGACGGGCTCTCGACGGAGACGAAGGTCGCGATCGGGTTGGAGTTCGAGGGACTCGATAACGTCCGCGCACAGTTGCGGGCGGTTATCGACACGATGCTTGCGATCGACCGCATCCCGCTCGCTCTCGCGGAGAAGTCTCCGAAGTTCTCGCAGGCGTTGGAGGCGCTCCGCGCGCTCGACAAGATCGCCTCCGGACAGGAGGCTCCCGGGTTCGCTGGTGGCGGTGATTCTCCGGCGTCCACCACGGTCGACGAGATCGGGCGGGCCGCTGAGCAAGCCGCCCGCGACCTCGAACGTCTCACCGAGCGTGTCGAGGACATGGGGAAGGTTCTCGGCGACGAGGACTTCTTCGAGTTCCTCCTCGGGGCGACCGCCGACCAGATCGAGGACCGGTTCGACGACATCGCCGAGGCCGCGATGGAACTCGTCGAGCAAGCAGAGGCGCTCGGCGTTCCCGGTGGACCGGAGTTCCTTCAGGCGCTCGCCGCGATCGGCGACCAGTTCGACCGTCTCGCCGCCGTCCAGTCGCAGATCGCGTCGACACAGGACGAGATCGCCACCGCCGAGTCTCGACTCGCCGCCGCGACGAACGACCTCGCATCCGCGCAGGCGAACCTGAACCGGGAGAATGAACGGTACGCCGCGTTCCTGTACGGCGAGGGTGCCGGAGGCGGCACGTTCGAGCAGGTCCTCCAGACCGAGATCGACGTCTACCGCGACCTTCAGCGGGAACTCGCCGGACTCGAATCAGCACAGTCCGGGTTCCGTCAGCGCATCGTCGACATGATGTCGCCGACCGTCGCAGGTGCGGCGGGTGCGGGCGGTGTCATGGGGAACCTCGGCAACATCCTCACGCAAGCGCGATCGTTCCGGAACAACCTCATCGAACTCCGCGACCGTGGCTTCCCGACTGACGTCATCGGGCAGGTTGTCGCCGCCGGGATGACGAACGGCAACGTGATCTCGCGTCGCCTTCTCGCGCTCGGCACCGCCGAGTTCGAGGAGTTCCTCGCGCTCCGCGACGAGATCGGTCGGATCGGTGTCGAGACGGCGGCGATCGCCGGTGAGGTGATCTTCGGTGCGGACATCGCCGAGGCGCAGGGTGCGGTCGGCGCACAGTTCGCGGTGGTCGACGCGATGTTCCAGTCGGCGATCGCTCAGGCGGCGGCGAACGTCCGTGAGCAGGCGGCGGTCGTCGAACGGTTGCGCGGCGCTCTGCGGGCGCTACAGGACCGTCTGACGGGACTTCAGGATCAGGTGACGGTTCTCGCCGGTGGGATTCAGGCGGCGCTGACGGCGGCGTTCGATCAGTTCCTCGCGGGCTTCAATGATTCGATTACCCGGATCGCACAGGTCGCTGACGTTCCGGCACCTCCGCCCGCTCCGGCTCCGGCGACGGTGTCGCGTCCGGCGTCCGCACCCGACCGCATCGCGACCCCGACCCAACCGCCCGTCTTGGCTCCCGCACCGACTCCGAGTCGACCGACGACCGGTGGTGGCGGTGGCGGTGGTGGCGGTCCGTTGCGGATGATGGCTCGTGGTGGACCTGTCGCTGGTGGACGCCCGTACCTCGTCGGTGAGCGCGGACCCGAACTGTTCGTCCCGACCGAGTCCGGCACGATCGTCTCGAACGGTCAGACGTCGGCGATGGCCGGGAAAAGCGCTGTCTACAACATCAACGTCCACGCCTACGGTGACCCTGCCGAGGCGGGCCGTCAGATCGTCAAGGCGATTCAGGAGTGGGAGCGTCGTAACGGAAGCAACTGGCGCTCGTGACCGCCACCTACCAGCAGGCGGGCGT